TGTTCCATGAGGAGGCGACTGCTTTGCCGGCGGCTTTGAATGGGTTTTTCATTCGATCTCGTAGAGCTCATAGACGAGAAAAGCGCCGTCGTCCTCGGCGGTAGGTTGGTTCACCTTATAGCCGGTGCCTCCGACCAGCAGTTCGTCGCCACTCTGCGGCATCGGGTTGAAGGCGTTGAACGGGAGTCGAAGCTCGGGACATGCTGTCTCCACGCCTCCGGTCCCGCCTTCCTGGAACTTCATCTGCACCGGCCGGTCGAACAGACCCTTCACCGGCACGCCGTCCGCGTAGCTGGAGGTTCCCTGAAAGCTGACGGCGACACCCGTCGAGCACAAAGCCCGGAGATGCCGCGCGCCAAATACCAGGGAACTCCGCATGCGCTCCTTACTTCTTGCCCTTCGACCCGGCCGCTTCAGCAGCCTCGGCCTCGGCAACCTCGGCATCGGTGACGAACTCGGCCTGCCCGCTGCTCTTCAGCCGTGTCGCAATGTCCCTCTGCACCTGCACGAACTCGCCGTCCTTCACCAGCTCGCCGGCGATGAAGAAGTGTCCGCCCGTGGCGCGGACCCACTGCTGCTTGCCTGCGGGAAGCGCTGCCGTGCGGATGGCAGCGGCCTCGATCGACGCGGTCTTGTCTTTGCCGGCCTCGATAGAGCCGACGACGCCCGGATTCGGGTGCCGCGCGGCGAAATTCTCTGCGATGGACTTCGCGCTGTGAAACATCGTTCCCTCCTGAAAATGCTGAAATTCGTTTGAGAGATTCGGGAGGGCGTCGACCAGGGCGCCCTCCCAACTCAACTGCCAGCCGGTTAGCTGGGCAGCGCCGAGGTGCAGGCGCAGAACGCCGCGACGTGCCGGACGTTGGTGCCGTAGAACGCATGCTCGGTGATGTTGTAGAGCGCTTCGGAGGCTCCGGTGTACGGATCCACGATCACCTCGCTCAGGCCCCAGTCGCCGATCAGCATCTGGTCCCACACGCCCAGGACGATGGCGTGCAGATTGGCCACGCTGTTGGCCGTGAAGCCGGTCAGCACCGCGTTCGAGGTCACCAGCGCCGGATAGCCCAGCGGGCCTTCCTGGATGCCCCGCGAATCCACCTTCGAGTTTGGCCAGGTGAAGCCCGAAACCGCCGAACCGGGGATCTGCGGAATGCTGCGGCCGGCCGCCCGGATCTTCGGCGTCGACAGCCAGGACATCGTTCCGATGTCGGCATTGGCCGTGGCGATCGCCGCTTCCATGTTGTTGTAGTCGACGAAGGTCGGGGCAACGCCGCCCGAGCCCGCCGTCACTGTGCCGTTGGCGGCACGCGTGGTGCCCGCCAGCACGGCCGTGAGGCCGCTCTGGTTCAGCAGCCCCAGCGGAACCGGTGCCGTGCCGGAACCGGCAATGCAGGCCGTGTCCAGCGATCGTGCCAGCACGTTCATCCGGTCCGCGGCCAGGAAGGCATCGACCGAAAGCGCCGACTGCAGCAACAGCTCGCGGTAGTACGCGTTCCACATGCTCAGCCGCGAGGGCGACATCGTGATGGCGTCCAGCGTCGGATCGGTCTCGGTTGCGGCCGAACCCTCCGCCAGCCAGTTGCTCGTCCCCGCGCCGGTCTGCCGCGGCAACTTGATCTCGCCGAACAGGCCGGTCATCATGCGCGCGCCTAACGCCAGCACCGCGGTGCGTGCGCGCAGCAACTCAATCGGCTCCGGCGTGACCTCGATCACGTTGGTTGCCGTGCCCGCGCCGCCGCCCGAAGCCAGGGCGCGCTGCTGCGCCTGCCGCGCGAACAGCCGCGACGTCGCGCCCGGGATGAGCAGGCTGCCTCCGAGTCCGGGAACACCGCGCTGCTCGGCGCGCTTCGACAGCGTCTGGCTGATCTCACGCTCGAGGCCCGCCTCGGCGCCCTTGTCGCGGAACGTGCCCGGCTTCACCTGGTTCACTGCGTAGGCATACGCGTTGCGCAACGAGTACTGCTTGGTCTCGCGCTCGTTCATGTCGTCCGCGATCTCGTCACCCAGCGTCGGCACTTCGCTGCGCTGGCTGCCGGCGATGATGGAGTCCGCGATGCGGCCCTTCACCGCGTCGACGGAAACGTCGAGCGATTCGGCTGCCTTCAGGGCGCGCTCGTTGAATTCGTTGGGGTACTGCGTGTGCAGCGCCCGGAGGCCGGTCAGCCGCGCCTGGTTCTGCGCCGCAAGATCGACAGTTGTCGTAGTAGTCGTCGTGGCCTCAGCCATGGTGGTTGTCCTTTGCTCGGTTGGAGTTTTGGTGCTGGTTTCTGTTTCGGAAACTGGGTCCACGGCGCGCGCCGCTTTGGGCACGCCGACTTCGGTCACATTCGTGTTCTCGCCGGCGTTCCCGCCAGCAGCCAGAGCGCGATCGCCTTCAGTCGCGGCAGGCTCTACCACCGGCTTTGTCTCCGCGGGCTCGTCAGTCGCCCGTGTGAAGCTGCGCACTTTCACAGGGTGGTCAGCTGCATCGGCGGCGCGGCCGACCCCCACCGTTGGGTCAGCTGGAACCGTGACCAGCGAAGCCTCGAGCAGCTCCCAGTCGGTAGCCGTATAGGTGCGGTTGCCGTTCTTGTCCTCGACAATTTCCCATTCGTGGACGATGTAGCCGATGGAGACATCGACCAGAACGCCGGCGGCGACCTCGGCTTCCTTCTCCTGCGCGAGGGAACTGGGCCCGAAGCGAGCGGTGACGGTCAGGGGTCCGCCGTCGGTCAGTTTGTAGTCGGTAGTGCGGCCCAGGAGAGCGTCGTAATTGTGGTTGAAGAGCAGCGACACGCCGCCCTTCAGCCGGTTCGTGCGGATCGCACCTTTGGCGTGCGAGAGGATCTCGTCCCCGTAGTAGCGATCTACCGGCGTCTCCGAACTGACCGCCATCGAGACCGTGTGGTCGTCGGCGTTGTAGCCGTCGGAGGCTACCTGCACGCGGCGATACTGCCGTCCCAGCTTGGTTGGAATGCCGCGCTCGTCGAGCGTCGCTTCTTCAGCCGCGCTCAGCTCGCGCACAATTCCGCCGTGGTTGTTCAGGTTGCCCTCGGACATCGCGCGAGGGTTATCGAGTCAGCCTTCCGAACCTGTCAAATCTGCGCGAAGCTCGCCGCGGACCTTCTCCTCGAGCACGCGCGATTGATGGATCGCCACGTGGATGCCGGCAGCGCACCACGCGCGCCGCACCCTCGACGGCAGATCGTCGAACTCCGGCAGCTTCACGCCGTGGATGAGCGAGCGGCCGCCCGAGTCCTCGACATACGCGTCATAGGCGATTCTGCCCAGCTCGAGCGCAACCTTTTCGTCCGGATCCTCGGGCATTACTTGCCGTCCTCAACCTTGGCTTCTCGGAACGCTGCGCGGACAGCGTCCTCGACCTCGCGCATGTCTGTATCGGGGCCGAGATTGAAGATGATTTCAATCGCCCTCTTTTTTGGCCAGATCAGGTTGTAGATAATCTCGCCAAGAAAGCATCCCAGGCCGAAAGAGAGCACATTTGTGATGAACGTCATTTGCCGGTGCCTTTCGCATTGCTCTTGCCGCCACTCTTTGCAGGGTTGTCCGTGTTCGTCGCCCCAGCCTTCGCATCGTCCTGCACGTCGGCCTCGGCGCCGGCAGCAACGCCCTTGCCCGCCTGGTCTCCGGTGATGTCCACGCCGAACTGCACGCCCTTCTCGTTGAAGTACTCCTGCTCGCGCGCCCGCTGGTCCGCAACCTCCCGCCAGTCCAGTCCCCGGTTCCCGCACTCAATCTCGAATGTCGAAAGCCCTTCTCCCAGCTTGAGCACCGTCGCGTCCGCGTCCTTCAGTGGATCCACCCACTCCCAGCCGCGCGGCCTCCACTCCACCATTTCCATCTGGTCCGGCGTGAGCGTGATGTCCGCCAGCGTCGTCAGCAGCGCCATCTTCAGCCACTTGAGGTAGATCGGCTCGAGGAAGTCCACGATGAACCAGGCCTGAATCACGCGCCACATGTCGCGCTCGTCGACGAGGCCCGCCCGGATGGACGAGAAGTTCACGCCCTCCAGATCGTTCGCCAGCGACGGATACTGCACGCACAGGCCGCTGGCGATGCTGCGCAGGATCGTCTGCGTGAAATCCTTCGTCGTAGAGGTCGGGAAACGCGGATCCGTGAAGTTGAGGTGCTCGCCCATGTCGAGGTTCAGCATCTCCCCGGGGTTGGCTGTCATCAGCTCTGTGTCGTCGGCGTTCTCGTCGTTGCCCTCGATGTCCTCGTCTTCGCCGGCATAGCCCTCGTAATAGTCCTTTTCGATCGTCGCGAACTTCGCCGCCGAGGCTCGCGCCGCCACCAGGACCGCTTCCTTGTACCCGTCGTGCATGTTCAGGTCCAGGATCGCGGCTGCCATCCACGTGTAACCGCGCGTCTGCCCGGGACGTTCCCACACCGCCGAGTGCGTCACCAGCTCCGCCGGCACGCGCTTGCGTTCGCGGCTGCCCGGCATGATGTCGTATGGATGCCCGGTGTAGAGGTGATAGGCCAGCGGCTTGCGGTACTGGTCGACCTCCACGCCCATCCGTATCTGCGCGCCGTCGCCCAGCGCCTGCATCATCGTGTCGTCGAGCTGGTCGTTGTCCAACGGCTGCAGCGCGTAGCCGCAATCGTTGAACTGCCGCCCGAGCACGTCCTTCACGAGATTCTCGCCCTCGCGCGCGACGTTCTTGATGGCGAGCTGCTGCAGGCGGATAAAGTCGAAACGGCCGTCCGCCGTGCAGCGGCCCTTCTTCGTCCACTTCTTCCACGCCTCGGCGATGCGCTCGTTGATCGCCTTGGTCTGCGCCGTCTCCTTGCCGTTGACGCTCACCACCTTCGGCCGCATCAGCACGCCCTGCGGTCCCACTACGTTCTGCACCACCATCTGCAGGAACTTGCGCGCGAAAGGGTTGTCGCCGGCCAGCTTGCGCGCCCTTGATCGCAGGCGGATGTTGTCGCCGAACAGGTCCTGGTCGGCCGACCGCTGCGACGCGATGAAGTCCTGCGTGAGGCGGTTGAACTTCGCGGCGTTGAACCCCTGGCCGCCGAAGCCGAAGTTCGAGCCGATGACCGCCGGCGTATTCTGCGGCGACATGTTGCGCTTGCCCGCTCGCTTCAGCCACAGATCCGAGCTCGCGCGCTTCGCCCCGTCCAGTTCAAGAATTGGCATTTAGCGCCGCTCCTCCCAGAGATGAATGCAACACACTGCGGAGACCATGCCGAAGCACGCAAGCGCGGTTGATTGATCGCCGATCATTACGGCGAAAATCCCAAAGAGCACCACGAGCGTCACGATAACGCGGCCGATCACCTCCGGCCTCCGAAGACGATGCCCACCGTCTTGGTCGGCACGTACTCGCCTCGCCGCCGGCGTTCGGCACGCACCCGCGCTGCCAGGATCCCGTGCCACTTCTCCAGGTCCAGCGGCGAGAGCGTCGTCACCTCGCGTCCGCCGATCTTGTACATCA